TCAGAATTTAATTATTCAACAAATCTCTGCCAAAATGAACTACCAAATTATTAAAGATAAATATATCGCTACAATTAAAAATAAACAAGGTCTGTATATCGATTTAATCGAGGATGAATATAAATTTATTAATGTTTATTTCCCTGACGACGTTTGGACGCGCATCAAACAATATTTATTTAATCAAGACATTCAAGACCTCATAGCCAAAATTATTGAAATTGACCACCGCAAATGGGTTTTTAAAAGAGAGATGGACCTCATGACATTTAACTCTCAGGAGTGGATTCTTCAAAAAGAAATATTATGGAACACCTGCAAACTTAGAAATGTATATCAAATCAAAATTAAACACTTAGTTAGACAAGATAGACCTACACACACTAATCATTAATTAATTTAAATTTACTATTTATTATTCTTTTTTTTTACCACAAATATATTTTTATTTCTATTTACCTTTCTACAAAAAATAAACTAACAAACTAGCAAAGGTACATTTTTACAAATTCTGCCCATTGCCTTTTAATGTTCTTTTGTATATACCAAACACTATATTTTTGTATTTTTGTTTTTTTAATATTTTACTTGTAAGTTCCACTTTCTAACTTAACTTTAAAGGGCAGAATAAGTAACCTTTATTTGTTACTTTAAAGAAATAAGAAGAATATATAACCATATATGCTCTGCCCCACTTGATAAAGAGATTAACATTTTTTCCTGTTGGAGTGGCATGATTTATACCTTAGGCACTTTTCCTGCTCAAAAGGCACATTTCCTGCCTTAAAAGGCACATTTCCTGCCAATCAAAGGGCAGGATTTATACCTATTTACCTTTCTATATTTTGCTAGTTCATTTGCTAGTTTAAAATAGATAAGACCTCTGTAGAATTTTATATTTTTAAACTACAGATAAAATTATACAGATAGTTAAATGATTTAATCCAATTTTTGTGCCTACTAAGGTTACTATATTTTCTTTAATATTATCTGCCACATAATTTGCTAGATAATTTAAAATAAACAAGAAACCTTTTTTTTAAAAAATCTAACAACCTTTTTGCTTCTTGCTACTTTACAAATTAAATTATTATCAAATAAAAATTGAATAGCACTATCAAGTGCTAATAATTCAGCAGGAGATAAATTAAATAATTGCTTGAACACCTCTTTAACTAATTCTTTTTTATCAATTTTTTGCTTTTTAACAACTACATTTTCAACAATTTTACAGCAATATAGGAGAAACTCAGAGCACCCTTTGAGGTTATGTGATGCTGGATATTCTAAAATTTTTGCTCGAAGATGAACTAACAAATCTTGAGTTAATTGCTGTTTCTTTAATACATTTTTTGGAGAAATTAGAGATACGTCTAAACGTGATTCTGACATTATATATTATTTTAAGATAAAAAATTAATTATACACAAATGATCCCATCTTTTGTTTTTTTTTATTAGATGCTATTACTGATTTTTGCTTCTTAGTTATATTGGCATTAGCAGGTATCACTCGTTCACCTCCATGTAAAATAGCAAGTCTTGGTTTATTACGTGGTCCTGGAATATACCCTCCGGTCTTCAATAAAAGCAATGGGGCTGCCTCTTCAGCGACTGGAGCTGCTGTTGTTAACCCACTGAGGATTGCCTTCCCAGCGGCCGCTCCCAATACACCACCTAAAGATTTTCCTGCCGATGTTGTTAACGCCCCTCCTGTGCGTTGTAGATTTTTTCCTACTTTTTTAAAAAATTTTTTTGCTGGCATATATTCTAAACTAAGAAAATAAATTAATCATAATATTTCATTGAACCCGAAGAACTATCATCTCCTATTTGTTTAAAATAATTTTCTTGCTCTGCTTTGTTAATAGGGACACGTGGTCCATACATACCTGCGTAAGATGCTAATGATTGATTTGATTTTAAACTAGATACATTTGATAAACTAGATAAATCGTCAAATGGAATTATGTTAGTTTTACTTGGACTACTTTTATTTGGAGAATATGTTCCTTCTTGTAATTGTCTCGCTAAATTTTCATCTCTTACAATATTTGATTCCAATTGTTTTATACTTTCATAAATATTTCCTTGACTTACACGTGCTTCATTTTGACTAAATTTTGGTGCTTTAGATTCATAATCTGGTTCTGACACGCTTAAATACGAACGTTCTTCATTATTAAATGGACTTGGTGCTTCAGACATATATGATGGGTCTGTCATTTCAGATACATTATCTGACATTGGATTATAAGATTCTAAATCTAAACTTCTAAATCCGATACTTGGACTCATGTCAGCAGGTAACCATTCTGATTTTGAAGGCAACGCAGATTCTTGTGCTGACCCCAGCGTCTTAAATGAACCTACTTGTTGATTTTGCTGATTTGATAAAAAGTTTTTTAATAATTGCTCTATAGGTTGTTCCTTAATTTGCTGACCTTGTGAACCATATATCGCTGGTGTTAATCTATCAATTGGTGACGCATAAATTGGCGGTGGTAACATATAACCTCTGCCTCCACCTCCACCTTTTGCTCCAGATTTTTTAGCACTTGCTCTTGCTCGTGCCTTTGCTAGATTAACATTTACAACCACTGACTGCCTCTGTCTTTGCTTCTGTTTTTGAACTAACTTTTTCTTAGTTGGCATAATATATATTAAGTATTAGAAAATTATAATATTCTTAACATTCGTATTTGACCTTTCCTTTCAAATGTGCCAGATGATATTATTACTTTTACTTGAAGTCCGTATATAACTTGGGTTGTTGATTGTAGAAAACTAAATGAACCACTGTGATATGTGCTATCTCCAGCAGTGTATGTTTGTGTGCTGAAATTATTTGCTTTTGCTCCTGGTAGCGTAATAGGGATTGTTGTGCTTACATTATTATTACTTATAAAAACATATATTTTAGTAATTGATCCTGCTGTCGCACAATTTATTTCTACTTCGTAATTACAAGTCCAAAACCCTACATTTGTGCTATCCAATGTTATCGCACCTACTTGATATTGTGTATTACTTGATAATGAAAGATATATACCTGTTGGAACTTCGGTTAAATATCCTATATATGAACTATTTAATCCATTATACGTTGCGTAGGTTGAATTATTTTTTGTTTTTGAAAGGGTTACATCTCCTGAAAATGATGCTGTGCTATTAAAAGTTGCGTTTTCAACTATTTCTAATTGCGTTTGTATTGTTGTTTTGTCAAATGTAAAATATATTGATTTATCTGCTGTGTTAGTTGAGTTTATACACATAAACTTATAACTATTACTTGCGAAAAAAGGTTGAAACGTTAATTCACCTGGCGATGTTAAATATGAGTTTATTTGTTTTAATCCGTTCTGAAATGCTAAAGAACCTTGAACGATTATTCCAGTTGTGCTTACTAAATTACCTGTAAATGTGTTTGTTGCTGTAAACGTATTACCATTACTTTGAACTGCTGATAATGTTGTATATCCTTGACTCGTTAATGTTGTATAATTAACCAACTGATTTGCCGACAATGCTGTAATCGATGTCGTTGGGATCACGCTATTAAATGTTGCTCCATTATTAAATGTTGCTTGACCATTTGAAATTAATTCGTTTGCTACTGTTGTCGACGCCGTTGAAATAATTAATGGGGTTGTTGTTGATGTTCCAGTGATATCATTTACTTTAAACTTATATGTAGTATTTAAAGTATTTTCTGGGTCAAATGTCATATTATTTCCGAGAACCCCAACACTCATACTTAGAGTTGATGGCGTTGTATCATATAATATTAAATTACCCCCAATATTTGCGTCTCCTGCTATATCTACGCTAGTTTTATTTATTACGAATGGATTGAATGTCCCTGATTCTACAATTGTAAAAATATAACTGCCGTTTGTACTATTTTGGTTTTCAAATCTTGAATTATTCCCTTCCATCCAAATTAATGTATTTTGACCAGTTCCATATCCTGATTCATTGATATTAAAATTACATTTTACATTAATATTATTATTCCGAGCACCAATATTTATGATACCACCACCCGTAGAAGCATCTAAATTGGTGTAAATATTATTTGTTCCGCCTAAAACAATTGGTGCGGTTATATTATTACTAACTAAATTGTTTCTTATTATCGTTTGAGAATTTCTAATTTCAAAAGAAGTTATTTGATTACCTAAACTATCTCGTGTGTTAAACGCATATATACCTAAATTATATAACGTATTAAAATTAATTGCTTTTCCGGCTACATATGATTGAACCCAATTTGTTTTTGGTGCTAATACATCTTGCCATATTAATCCATCACGCATAATAATTGTTTCTGTATTTATTTGATTTGAAAATGTTTTTACTCCATTAATACTCTGTGCTAAATTATTTACTCTATCTAAAAATGTATTATCGCAGTAGTCTTTTCGAGTAAGATGATTAACTGCTGTTGGAGTTGCTACGCTACTAATTGGTGTAAAATTATTAAATGTTGTTTGTTGATTTAGTTGGGTTGCTCCATTTATCGTATTGGTTGCGGTTGCCGAAGAAATTGCTAATGTGCCTGTGCTAATATCACTTAGTAATGTATGGGCTAATGTAGGCGCTCTACTTTTCATATCGTTTGTTGTTAAAAAACAAGTAGCATCTAATAAAAATTGGGTTGGTGATATTGTTAATCTTGTATTATTTGTTAATGTAAACGCTATATTTGGTGTTGTGCTATTATTTAAAAGTTTAAATGATGAACCCTCCATTTTTATCTGTCCTTGCTGAGTAGTTCCAGATGATGCTTTAAAAGTAAGCGTGGATTGGGTTGATGGTGAATAAATTGTTAAATCGTTTGTAAAAGTTTTCAATCCATTTATATTTTGCGCTAAATTGTTCGTTCTATCTACAAAATTATTATCTACGTATGATCTGTTTGCGACTGAATTAGCGCTTACTGGACTTTCTGCTAAGCATCCTGTTAATGGTGAACTAAAAAAAGTTTGCGTATTATCAATAATTCCAAGATTTGTTAACGTTTGTGTTGCGGATTTATTCCAAAATCTAAACCCTTGTTGGGTGCTTGTATATGTTGAACCAAAATTTAAAAAATCTGTTGCTCCGCTGTTAGTTGTATTTCCATAACCTATTAACAACCCTGTTAAACTTGAAATGCTTGTTGGAATTGATAGAGGACCATTTAGGTTACATCTAACTTCGCCTGTAACAGTTAACACAGTGGCATTTATTTGATTAGTTGTTAAGGAATCCGATATAATATCTCCTGTTTCAATATTTCCATTTTCAATTATAGTTCCATTTCCATCTGAAATTAAAATGCACCCATTTAAAGACCTGCTATTTAATGCTGTGTTCGTGATTGTGGCCATTCTAAAATATATTGATATTATTTATATTTCTGTCTCTTTCAATAAACGAAAATGTAAATTCATAACATATGAAGGCATACCTACTGGAATAGTAGAATCATCAACCCAAGGAACTGGAGGGTTCGCATTATTTAATATTTGAACTCTAAACTCTTTGTTCCAAGGTCTATTTACTAAAAATATTGGATTATTTGTCGTTTCTTCTGCTCGTAAAATAGCAGAATCAGTTGGTTGATGAATCATTATGGGCATCAACATTCCTAAAAATTGCGATGCGGTTGCTTGAAATCCTGGTTGTGTTGCTTCAATATTTCCTTGACTTAAAAAATCTACATAAACTAAAGGTATATTATTTAGAGTGGTTATTGCGTCTGCTGTTTTAGATAAAAAACTAAAAGACAACTCATATTCGCCCTGTGGCATGACTGCTGACCAGTCTATGTAATAATTTTTATCTGAATTTGCGTTTCCTGAAGTTGCTGTTGTACAAAAATTTGAGTTTACAACTATATTATATGATTTTGGCATTATAATATAGTTTAAGATTTTAATTTATTTCTTTGCTCTCTCTAAAGTTTTTTGAATTACTTTTTTTGCTTCCTCTCGAGAATATACAGGGCGTTCTCCTACACGGACTGATGGAACGACTATTTGTGCCATTGGATTTAAATTTGGTCTGCCCATGCCAAAATTGGACGAATGCGGGTTTTTATGTATGCGAAACATTATATATTATGTGCTTAGAAAATAAATTTATTCTTCTTCTGGAATTATTATTTCATCGAAATTTCTAAAAAGACGGCCAGTATCTGTATTTATAAATAAAAAGTTGTATTTTTTATTAAATACTAATTTGCTAATTGGTAATATTAAATCTTTTGCTTCTTCTACTTGCTCGTCAAAAATTAATTCCAGTTCTTTTTTTGATACTTTAAAAACAAATAAATTGCTAAATAGTTTTCTAATTTCTCTATCAACACTTAAATACGTTTGGGTTAAAAAAAATATTGATGTTCTTAGATGTCTACGATTCATCACAAGTTCTTTTAATAATTTCTTAGTTTCTTTATTTTTAAGATAGGCTCCTTGATCGTCCAATATAATTGCGTTACAATAACATCCATCTTCTTCCTTAATTTTATCAATCGTGTCTTTAAGGTTTTCATATGTTAGTTCGTCATATTGGTTGGGTATACTCTCATAAATATTATCTGCCATACTAGCAATTGAATTTGGAGGGCAAAATAAATACAGGTTATGATAAGTGTGTTTTAATAATTCTTTTGAACTAAAAAAACTACCAATTAATGAACTCTTACCTGAACCCGGTGCGCCAATTAGCAAATTTGTGCTGTGACAATTTAAAAATTTTGTTAGTTCATATTCATTTAATTTTTTCGCAATACCATTATCACAAACCATTTTCACTGGCTTTAAATTTGGACTTTTGTTCTTCTGAATTTGAAGCGTCATTTTGTATATTATCTATATTATTTATTGTTGCTAAATATGCTAAATGGGTTTTTGTTTTAAAATGTCTATGCCTATTTACATAAGTATAATGTAATCCACACGGACAATTAGTTGATTTATATAATTTTTCCATATTATCAAGGGTATATTTTTTACTATATATCCTACATTGTTCTAAAATATGTTCTTTATTTTTTTCATAATTAATCTTTTGGTTTTTTGCAATCTCTTCAGTTGAAATATATGGTTTATTAATATTAATATTTGGTATTAAATCAAACCAATATCTTTCTCTAATTTCTAATTCACGTTTTGTATTACATGGAAATAACTCAACTAATTCAATTTTACAATCTTCAAAATCTAATAAATCAAATGAAGCACATTTGTTAGTTTTATTATGTTTTAAATAGAATGTTTTATCTATCTTGTGTTTTGAAAAACGTCTTGATAATGTGACTGAGGTTGAACCAATATATGGTAAACTATTACCACCAGTTATTTTGTAAATTTTGCCATTTTGATAATTGACCATTTATAATTATATACTATAAATTGTCTTTATACTCTTTTTTAATAATTGCTTCATACTTTGACTGAGCTTTGCTTGTCAAGTAATGAAATTTCTATTAAGGAGTCGTAAACAAGCAACAAGTTACACGTTCTTGTCACAGTAGTAGCAACTGATTGAGTAATATTTACTGTAATATTAGAGTTGTTAGTTGAAATACCAGTTAACAATGCTCCTGAATGTAGTTTCTCTAAATTAAATCCTAAATAGAACTTTCCAGGACCAATATAACTTGTATTTGCTACACTATCAGTCGAGTTAAACTCAAAATTGTTAATTGACATATTGTTAGTTCTGTCGTAAATTGAACCAACACACTTTCGCAATTCTTGTAAAATTCCAGTCTTGTTATTGAGGGCAGAATATGGTTTCTGTGGGTATTGAACTCCTGAAATATTTAGACTATATTCACCTGAATTATTGGTCAAGTCGACGCTCTCGAACTTTTTGTTATTAATTGCTCCGTTAAATGTAACAATGGCAGCCTTACACGAAGCGTATCTCTGATTGAAAATGAGCGAAGTCGATCCGTTCTGCCCAGACGCAACATTGACAGAAGCATTGCTAAATGATTGAGATTTAACATAAATTCTTTGGCCCATTCCACGCACCATTGCGTCTACTTCTGGCCCAAATTCCACAAAAGAGAAGCAAAGTTCCAAGTTGGACAAAGTAATACCTGTTACTGTTCCTACAGGGTTAATAATATTTGATAAAGCATCTGTTGTTAAAACCATAGAAATTGTTGGCATCGCCCATAATGGAAGCAATTTATCTTGGATATTTGTAAGCATACATGGTAGAGGTCCAGCAAAAGAGGCGACCTCTCCGGCTGCTGGAATAATTCTGGAATCAAGTTCCTCAATAGTTGGCGTTGCTGAAGTTGTATATCCGTAACTCGATTGCATCCCATATTTTTGGGCTATATCCATTGTAATATTAGTTAAAATATGATTAACCTGATTCCAGTCATTGATAGAATCTACAGTAACACTACCAAACTGAGTTTCTAAACGTTGAAAAGGAGCAGAAAAGGGGCATCCTAAAATATTGGAAGCAGTTGTGGCATTCGCAATAGTTGCTCTGTATCTAAGATAGATGGATTGGGGGTCCAAATATCCTCTGTTTGGAAATTGAAAGATGATTTGAGAACCTCCCATAGAAAAAGTTTGTCCGTTGACTGGTTGAAGTGCTACATCATATTTAATTGAAGCTTCTGGCAAAGATGGAATTGGTTCTGCGTAATTTACTGAACTAGGAAGTGAATTCATTGTATAATATTCCCCAAGATAAAAAAATTTTAAATATAAATAATTAAATTTGGATTTAAATAATTAAATTTGGGTTCGAATAGAGAAAAAATTCTAAATCATCTGTTTGAATTGGATTTAATGGTTGTTCTGCCTCAGGTTGTTCAATTGGTTGTTGATTTGCTTGATTTTGATTTATTAAATCTCCTAAAATCTTATTTTGCTGTTTTAAAATTTCTCCCATTTCAGTTGTTGATTGTTGCTCAACCTCTCGAGTTATTTCTAACAATATGGTTAATTCCCAATTAATATTATTGAAATTAATTAAATTATTATTTTGATCAAAAAATTGTAAATCTATTTCATCTAAAGTATCCGTTCTCAATGTATATTTTGAATTACTTTTATTTTCATAAACTATTAGTCCAAATGATGGTTGATCTACGGGTATAAGGGCGAGGTTGTTTGATAGTCCATTATTTTTTGAATCTACATTATAACTATTAAAAAACTGAGAAACGATTTTAATTTTGGTCACGCCCAATACATTGAATGGATAATCCGCTACTAAATTGAATGATGTTGAATTTTTAGTTGTTAGTAATCCTAAAATACTAAACATAGAACTTCCTAAAAGAAATGTGAAATTGGTTGTTGTTGTTGAAAAAGTAATAATTCCCGTTTGCTTGTTAATTGTAATTGTGAACGTGTGACCATTTGTTAAGAATTTGGATATTAAATTTGTTGCTAGACTTGTAAAATTATAATTGCCTGGAGTTGCTGTGATACTATAATTAACGGAAGCAATTTGGTAGTTTAATACATTGTTAGTATAGTTAACATTATAAAAACTCACGGGGATTTGACTATCCACTACTTGGTATTGTACATGGCGAATATCTGATTCTTTCTTAAGTAGTCCTGGTAGTTTAAATAATACATCCGATAAAAAAGTTGTGTTATTTTTTAAATAAGCATCTGCTGAATTTAATGAAATTAATCTGCTATCTATTCGTGTTGTTTTTGTTGACATTGACTTTCTATAATATCAAAAGATTTTTTAAATAGTTCTTCTTCTTGACGTTGTAGAACTTCAATTTTACTTAATAATTCTGCCTTTTGCTGTTCGTCTAAGTAATTAAAATTTAACATATAAAATAATTTGCACGCCTCTAAAGTTGAGTTCTTTGTATGAGGGTAATCTTTCTTAATTTGGTCCATGGTTACTTGACGTGTATTAACGTCATTCTCTGTTAAGTATTTGAGAAATGATGTGTCGATTTTGTTAGTTTTTTTTGAAAACATTTTATTATAATAAATAAATAAAATATTTCTTTAAGTAATTATTTTTTCCGATGCTCTTATTTTTGATGCGTTCAATTTTACCTGTTTATATTTACGTTTATTTTTATTGTGCTGAATTGCTAATACCCCTTGTTGACTTACTAAATCTTTTGTGATTATTGACTCGGCAAATATTCGTTCCATTTATACTAACATTTTGAGTTGTGTTTAAATAGTAATTCTAATTCTTCTAAAACATTTAAATGGTAGTTCATCCAAACATTAAATCTTGTTTTTCTTAAAAGCAATTCTCGCATCCGAATCGTATCAAATAATAATTCAAATCTCATTATATCGTATATAAAGGGATTATGCTGTGGGACAACTTGGGGAGACGAAGGGAGACAAACTGTATATGCTCTCTTTTTTTGTTTTTGTAATTTTTGATTTAATCTTCTAATTTCAATAGATTTATATGGCATTTATAATTTAATATTAATTTGTCTTTAAGTAGTTTAGGGGAGACAAAGGGAGACAAAGCATATTATGCTCTTAAACGATTATTTTAAGTATTTTAAATCGTGACTTTCAAACGGATTCCAACTGCCAGCAAGTGTTGTTCTGTTTCCAAATTGAAATTGTGATAGTGCTGAAGGGATATCTAGACTTGTCCTGTAGTCATATTGGTTTTTTGGGGTTGAACCAAATATAGATGGTAGTCCAGCAGCCTTATTATATGTAAATACTTCTGAATTAGGACGGGCTGCTCTTTCGCTTAAATATCCTCCAAGGCTATGGGACGCAAATGCTGGAGCCAGTTGATACTTCTCTTCTACTGCTTTACTAAGATTTTTAGCATTGGCTACACGTCTAGTGTCGCCTCCAAATTGTCCTGCAAAAGTTATGAGTCTTGGATCCTCATATAACCAGTCTGTCAATCTCACACTTCCTCTTTGGCTTATCACTGGTTTATTAGTTTCTCTGTTTATAAAAACCTTACCTTCCATTGTGCTTAAATCTTTATCGTAATCGTAACCACGACTTGACATATAATCGGCTGCATCACGTTGATTCATATAACTGGCGCGTAATATGTCTCCAAAAGTTTCTTTACTAAAATTTGTTGGATTTAGTTCTGTCATATATATATAATATTAAAATATATTAATGAACTTAGACAAAATTATATTTTGGAACAGGTGGTTCAACTGGAGCAACTGGTTTAGGTTGAACTACCTTTTTTGCTTTTTGTTTGCTAATTACTTTTTGAATTACAGAATCTGGTATTTCATCATCCGATATCTCATCAAGGGCTGCTTGACTAAGAATTTCCTTTTTTTTTATACATATAGATTTTTTTACAATTTTTCTTTCAACTTCCGCTTTTTTTGCCTCTTGTTGCTCTTCTTTAAGTTGCTTCTCTAATTCTTTTGCTTGCCTACGTAATTCGATGTTCTTTTTACGAGCTTCAAGCGCACGAATGAAATTCTGTTTCTGGAGTTCTGTTTGCTTACGTTTTGGTTTTGGTTCAACTGGTTCGCCATCTTCTGCTACAGGTTCTTTAACCTTCTTAGGTCTGCCCTTTCCTTTTTTAACAGGCGTGCACTCCTCAAGTAATTCTTCTTCGTTAAATGATGTATCTAAAGGGGTTAGTGATGCTGGTGGACCGTTGGCTCCGGCCTCAAATTCAACTTTTTGTGCTCTTGGCTTTCTAGGAGCTTTCACTTTTGGAGCTTCAAGGCCTACAACTTCTTCTAAAGATTTTGATTCGGTAAATTCTGACATATTTATAATTAATACAGATAAAATTTATTTTAAATTTAAATATTAATAATAAATATAATAAATGCGACGCGAAGAATTAATTAAATTAATTGATGAACACCTACTAAAAACTAAGTACCAAAGAAATAATAATTATACTACCTACACTATGGAGGAGTTGATCAAGGTTATTAAATTATACAAAATTGTTGTTAAGTGAGTTGCAAAAAAAAGTAACTGGTTGTTTTTTTTGTTTAGAGCATATTGTATTTTTTATTAGTTTAATAATATTTATCACAGCATATTGTGAGTGGTTATTTATTAAGTTAAAGTAACAAATACAAGGTTGCTTTTTTTGTTCCAAAGAGTTTTCTCTATAGAGATGGTGTTTACTCAAATGTTTAACTAACAAACTTTTAACAATTATTTCAAACTCTTAACTTAACTTTAAAGGGCATAATAAGTAACTTTATTTGTTACTTTTAACAAAAAAAGAGAAATATATAACCATATATGCTCTGCCCCATTTAATAAAGAGAAAAATATTTTTTTCTGTTGGAGTGGCAAGAAAATCAACTTAGTCACTTTTTCTGTTTTAAAGTTATTTTTTTTGCCCAAAAGGTTGTCTTTTTAACAAAAGGTTGCCTTTTTTGTCAGACCCTTTTTATACATATATATTTAGGAAAAAAGAATATAAACATAATCTTCTCCTTATATATATATAGGATGGAAATTATTGAGGCTTACCAAAATTTAACAAATATCAAATATTTATCAAAATTAAACTTTAATGAATTTTGGAATTTAATTAAAAAAAATGAAAATTCGAAAAAAAAGGATGATTATGTAGAGCATTATAATTTAACAATGGATTTTTGTAGAGATGTTATTAAGGCAAATGGAGAAATAAAACGTTTATACACATATTCAAATTCCGTAATTAAAGGTCGGATGTTTTCAAGCAAAAGTATTCAAAGTATGAATTCTACAATTCGTGGATTTCTATGCGAACACACAACAGATATAGACATGTGTAATGCACACCCAGTAATTTTAAAATATATATGTGATTTAAATGAAATTAGATGTCCTCATTTAACATATTACATTGAAAATAGAGAAGAATTATTAAATGACTTTCCAAATAAATCAGATGGAAAACAAATGTTTTTGGTCTGCATAAATAGTGACAAAAAATATAGACATACAAATAAAATAAATGGAATTTTAAATGATGTATTATCTCAATTTGATAATGAAATGAAATTTATACAAACTAAATTATTTGAGTTGTCCCAATTTAACTATATAAAAAATGGATTACCAATTGTAAACGCAAAAGGTTCATTTATTAACAAAATAATGTGTGTATATGAAAATTCAATATTACAATCAATAGTTCAAAATTTAAAAAATCAAGATTTTGAAATTTTTGCGTTAATGTTTGATGGAGTAATGATTTATGGAAATGAATATGAAAACACAGACTTGTTAGAAGATTTATCATCAGCCATAAATAATGAATTTATTGGTTTAAAAATGAAATTATGTTTTAAACCACATAAAGCAGATATTACACTTCCAATTGATTACGAAGAAAATTTATTATTATCAAGTGAATTAGATGGAATTGATTATACAGATTTATCAACAGATTTAGGAACAGTCAAATATATCAAAGATAATGAACCTTCAAAAATAATTTGGATAAAAGGATTAATGTATTGTTGGAATGGAAAAAAATGGGAGCAAAATGATTATGAATTTATACGATATTTAAAAGAAAACATGACAAATATGATGCAAGATGTCAGAAAAAAAGCATTAAAACTAAATAAACCAGAACTAGTAGCATTAGCAATGGGAATTATAAAAAAATGGAATAACAGAACAAGTTATTCTCAAATAATAAAATCTTCTGAAGAATCATTTAATAGAAATGATGTTGAATTTGATAAAAATAAAAATTTATTTGGATTTACAAATGGTGTCTATGATTTATTAACAGACGAATTTAGAGAATATAAATACGATGATTACATTACAATGAATTGTGGTTTTGATTATGAACCAACCATTGATCCAACTAAATATGATGAAATTATAAGTTTAACTAAAAAAATATTTCCAAATGAAGAGAAAAGAGAACTTTATTTATCAATTTTATCGGCAGGAATAACTGGAAATTGTATTGAAAAATTTGTAGTAGCAAATGGTTGTGGAAGAAATGGCAAAGGAGTTTTATCTGAACTAGCACTATTAGCATTTGGTGATTATGGATATATTTACGCCCCAGTATGTTTATTAACTGAGAAAGATAAAACAGGAGCAAATCCAGAAAAATTTAAATTACATAACAAAAGAATTGTTATTATGAAAGAACCAAGTAGTGTTTTAGAAAAAATTCGAAATGACCGTGTGAAAGACATTACAGGAGGAGGTAATATATCCGGAAGAGATTTATATGGTTCTAGTAAAGATTGCTCAATTAGTTTATGTCAAATTTTAATTATGGAAGTTAATGTAAAACCAACATTTGCTGAAGAACCGGTAATGGCTGATATAGAACGTGTAATTGATATTGATTTTGAAAATAGATTTACAACAAATCCAGACGAAATAGATAATATAAATGTATTTGGAGCAGATATAAAATATAAATCAGACACATGGAAACAAAATCATAAATCAACTTTTTTATATGTGTTATTTGAATATTTTAAAAAATTTAGAGCAAATAATTATATATTTAAAATTCCAAAATGTATTCAAGATAGAACCAACGAATATTTAAATGAGTCATATCCAATGCTTCAAATAATAAATACATTGATTGTTAAAACTAATATAAAAAACGGTTTTTTAACACTAAAAGATATATTTAGAGTAGTAGAATCATCACAAGATTATAATTTATTAGACAAGAAAGACAAGCGTAAATATAATCAAAAATATTTTAGACAATTTTTTAGCACTCATTCAACATTTAAAAATTCATATTTTGATAAGAAAAAAATAAATAATGTAGTTCATAGTAGTGTATTAATGGGTTATTCTCTAATTCCTGATGAAGATGATCCCCCAGCATGTTTATTAATAAATGCTTAAAATAATATAAACAAATGTTATTATAGTATATAAGTATACTATGAAAACAAATTATGAAAGACAAAAACCAAGCATTTTAAGATACTACCAAAAAAATAAAGAGGTGTTAAATGAATATAATAAAAAAAATAAATACAAGCACTACCACTTTAACAAAATAAGTAAAATTTTTTTGAATATTTTATTATAAATACAATTAATTTATAATATAAAGATAGATTATCCTTATATACAAAATGGATAAAGTACCAACCGAAATATTTATGAAATATGTTCTTGATAAATCAGAATCAAAAATATTTGATATAGCAAATCAAGAGTGGGAATATATAGGTCAAGTAAAACATTTACATGGAGTTCAATCTACTGCAAAAACAGAATTAAAATTAAATAAATATAGTATTGCGTTTTATAATTTTAAAACAAACCAAATTTTACATACAAATACAGACAATCAATATTTTTTACATTGTAAAGGCAAAGACCGTGAAAAAATAACCCAAACAAACCCACTTGGAGATGGTAGTAGTCAAGATATGAATATAAAAATGTTAAATAAAATTAGTAATTTTGTTACAAGTGTAGAGCAAAAACATATTACAAATAATGTTAGTTTAGATGATGTAAAAAAACTTTGTAAATATAGATATTTTTTAAAAAATATAATTATTTTAGAAAAACACAGGTTAGAAGAAGTATTAAATAAAATTAACTATTTAGTTACAAATTTTTATAATATAAATTATTGTTGTATGTGTAATGATTTTTATTTATCAAAATTTAAGCAATCAAATTTTAGACCAAAATGTGATTCTTGTTATAAAAAAGGACCTGAACGATGTTTATTAAAAATGAAATAATTTATTAAATTGTTAACAAATTATTAAAATACTTAATCTACCTATCCTTAAATAATATAAGTAACTTCCGCTTGAGTAAGAGCATCTCAACTTTTTTACGCGCTTCAGCAAGCATTTCGTCAAGCATAAATTCTACAAAGTCACGGCAATTATCGTGTACATAGGTCTGCGTTAAATCCACAATATTATTACAAAACTGACAACGTCTAAAACATTCAACCATATTATATATAGATTATTTTATTTAAATACTTACTCCTTGACAACATAATTAGAATTTGTTACTTTTAAAGAGTGTGCCATCTCTCTAGCAACTTTAACTTGTGTCTCAATTGGCAACATACTAGCATCTGTAGCCAACATCTTCCGGATTAGGTTGATTGCCCCATGCCCAATAATTCCAAGTTTTTGATTAATCCTACTAACAATTTTTGAAATATTGTTTGTATTAAATAAATTATCACCAATTTGAATATTATTATTTTCCATATAATGTTCGAGCAAATTTGTTAGTTCGGTGTCCAACTCAACATCTATAACTCCATATCTATCAATGGTTTTGTAATCATTTAAAACAACTCTATAAATTTCTCCAACTAGCAAATAATTTGTTAGTTTATCAAGTTTAGTAGACGAGTCAGCAACCGTTAAAATTAAATCGTCCCGACATTTAACTTGCTGGTATATTTTTACAATTAAATATTCTCTTGAAAACAATCCAAATTCGTCAAGAACTCGCTGTAAATATTCTTCAAATGAAGGTATAATACTTTTATTTTTTTCTTTCAATTCAACGACCGCAATAGCATCATAAATTTGAATAGCGTCCTCCCATTTAGATTTGTTAGTTTGTTTTACTTTAATGTTGAATTTTTCAAAATAAAATAAAACTGCTTTATATAAAGTTATAAGTGTATTACTAGCATAGGTCTTATTTGGTTTATATTGAAAAGATTTAATTAATTTGATAGTTTGATTAGGACGGCATTTTAATGCTTTAATAAATTCTTTATAGTTAATTGGATTTAAAATATTAATTAATGTTTTAAAATTAGATATTCGAATCTTTTTATTTCCATCACTTTCATTTTCTAAAGAGTTAATGTTCTTAGTTATAATTTCTAAAACATTTGTTGGTTCTATTAGTTCACCCGGTTCTTCTAAAGGAATTTCAACTAACTCGCTTTCATTTGGTAGTTCAAAAATAGAATCGCTTGGTAATTCTTTTTCTAATTCAATAATTTCAGAATCTTTTTCAATAATTAATTGACTAGCAATTTGAACAAGTTTTTTTGCTCTATAACGCTCACGTTTTTTTGCTAATACTGCTTCTCTATTAGCATCATAATGTTTCTTAGTTCGTTCAGATCCAGATTTAGGTGACATATATATACTAACAACGAATATTTATTTAAGTAGTTTTTCTAAAAAAATATTAAATAGGATTCTTGCGTGGACGACCCCGTGGACGACCAGTAGGCATTATTTTCCTATTAGCAGTAGTAGGTAGAATCTTCCGATTACCTTTAGTTGCTGGCGGAGGTGCTTTTCTTGCTACAGGGAGATCCATAGATTGCATTAATAATGGATTCTGTGACTCGTTGAAATCACTAAATAAATCAGGACTAAAATCTAGAGAATCATTGTTAGTTTGAAATTCAGCAGGAAATTGATTTTGATATTTTAATACAATCATTTCTCCATTTAAAGTAAATCTAGAATCTAAATAATTAATTAATTCAGGTTTCTTCATACGTGTGACATTTGAAATATTATAATTCTTTATTTTGTCATGTAATTGCTTGATAGTATATTTATCCCAAATAGTTTTTGGAGTAACAGATGTTTTAATTCGTGCCATTTATATATTAAAATAAAATAAAATATTTGGTAGTTTATATCAATGACAATTTGGACCGATTATGTTAGAGAATGGGCTGCTAAAAAAAATCTTAGTTATGGTTGTGCGATTTCAAAACCCGAAATAAAATTAGATTATAAAAGATTTAAAGAACAAAATAAACCCCCTACAAAAAAGCAAGGTAAAGCAGAATCAAAAGAACGTGGTAGTATGGGTTCAAATGATGTAAATGTATATCCTCAAGAATATATAACTCCAGCACCTAAAAAATCTAAACAAACAAAAGAGAATGAAATTATAAAAAAAAATTTAGCAGATATTGTAAATTATTTATCAAATTCAACAAAAAATTTAATTACAAATATGAATAGTATAAGTAAAAAAAGTTTTATTGAAAGAAAAAATAAACTTATAGAGGCAATTAGAGAATCAATGGAACAAACATTAAAAAAACAAGATCAAACCGTGCCCTATGGAAACGCATATAAAATGTATGAAAATTCATATAATCAGTTCCGTGCTTTACATAATAAAGTAAATAATTTAAATTTATAAAAAAAATTGATTCTATTTTTTTATAAACTAACAAATATATAAACTAGCAAATGTCAATCAGTTATTTAAACTTGGATAATAAATTAAATGATGAAGATTTTAATTTATTATGGGATATGCGACCATCAATTCCAAATATGATAAATATGTTTGGTAAATTAATTGAAGCACCTCGTCGTTATAAAGTGTATGGTAAAGCGTATAAATTTACAGGTATGAGTGAAAATATTGTAGACGATATTCCATCAATATTAATTCCATATTTAGAATATATTAATACGTTGGACGAATTTACATATAATAGTGTATTAATTAATTGGTATGAGGGAGAAGATTATATAGGATTTCATAGTGATAATGAGAAAAATTTACAGGTAGGTAGTAACATTTATGGAATATCATTTGGACAGGAAAGAGTTATGCGATTTAAAAATATTGAAACTAAAAAAAATATAGATTATAGATTGGAAAATAATTCATTAATAATAATGCATTATGGTTGTCAACAAATTTATCAACATTCGATTTTAAAAAGTAAAAAATTAATTAAAAAAAGAATTAATATTACGTTTAGATGTATACTTTAATTTTTTAATTTTATTTTTTATTTAAAAAAAAAATTGATTTGATTTTTAAAATAGAATTAACTAACAAATAAACTAACAAAACAGGATTTATAAAATTGAAATCTAACCACTTAAATATTTAAATGATTAACTTCTATATGAGAAGAATGTATTGCCAACGATGCCGATTTTGCGGGAATTTGATTACTTGCGGGGAAGAAGACCTACACGATGCGTGTGCCGATTTTTATTATTTTTTAATTGAAGAAGTCATTGCTAAAACAGAACTCAAACTCAAAGTTTGTAAAGCGATACAGGCCAGTTTTGACTCAAAGAATCTGACTCATTAAATAAATACTTAAATAACTAATTTACTTAAATAATGAATCTTTACTAATATTAATATGAATTATTTTAAAAACAATCTCAACAACTCCTCTAACTTGCCCTATGATGTAATGAGACTTATTTATGAATATGCCGACCCCTTAATTGCTATTAAAAAACAAATAGAGAATCAAAATTACGATTTGTCGCTAGTTTCTATCATAAAACCTAATTTAATATGTGGGGTAGATCCTTTTTTATATAATAATAATTACTATACTGATAATAGGATTGTTATGATAAACTCTTTAAAATATAGGGATTTTAGTATTAATCGGAATGAATACATTTCAAACAAAGAATTATATAAACTTTGGGTGAAATTATAATCGGCCATTAAATCTCTTATTTTATACTATGTTTTGGACTCCATTTACATATTATAAAGTCTCAATGTTTATAACCAAACTACGCTTGGCGGCGAAACGGCGGCGGCAGAAATTCATACTGGGAAAACTGGATTAAATCGGCGACCTTTGCTAGTTTGTTAGTTTATTTTTTGTAGAAAGGTAAATAGAAATAAAAATATATTTGTGGTAAAAAAAAAGAATAATAAATAGTAAATTTAAATTAATTAATGATTAGTGTGTGTAGGTCTATCTTGTCTAACTAAGTGTTTAATTTTGATTTGATATACATTTCTAAGTTTGCAGGTGTTCCATAATATTTCTTTTTGAAGAATCCACTCCTGAGAGTTAAATGTCATGAGGTCCATCTCTCTTTTAAAAACCCATTTGCGGTGGTCAATTTCAATAATTTTGGCTATGAGGTCTTGAATGTCTTGATTAAATAAATATTGTTTGATGCGCGTCCAAACGTCGTCAGGGAAATAAACATTAATAAATTTATATTCATCCTCGATTAAATCGATATACAGACCTTGTTTATTTTTAATTGTAGCGATATATTTATCTTTAATAATTTGGTAGTTCATTTTGGCAGAGATTTGTTGAATAATTAAATTCTGA